CCGGTACACTCGGTACCGCCACCTGCCTCACCTGGAGCCGCTGTAAACAATGCAAGATAAAGAGTTGATGGCGCAGTATAAGCGTTGCCACCGAATACGTGATCGAGAATCTCAGTCTCGAGGTAGTTAGAAAAACTCATCCAAGTCCCCTATTTTTCATAACAAGGCCAACACCAGAGTAAGTGGCCTCTTCAGATGATTGGTTAAGACGCTGTAGCGCTGCGCCGTAAAGTTGTGCCCATACCGCCGTGCGAGCATCGTCAGCTAGATAAGGCGCGCTGTGTAACAGTGCCCCGTAAAGATACACATCAGGAGCCTCAGTAAGAAGCCAGTTGGTTGTGTTTGAGTCTGACAACGCAGGCACGCGCTGATAATACAATAGCTCTACACCATAAGAACCATCAGGCGTAGGGAAGAACTCAAATTGATTTTCTGAGTGCCGGTAATATCGCGGCACGCCAGACGTATCCAAGGCACCTGCACGCTTATCCGCCATCGTTTGCGCGCTTACTAAGTCTAATGCGCGCGTATTGTTGCTTGTCAGGTGGATTCGGATTGTCTCAAGCCAATCACTGGGCTTGGTCATAAACTGACTGTCCGCAGTTGCTGTCGCACGATTTTCCATCTTGTAATGACGTAGATCACGCGCCAATTGCGCCTCTGCTAATGAGATAAACGTCGGTATTACCGATGTCAGGTCGTCACGGTTGAGAAAGTCAGCAATTGAGCTTTTTAACTCTGAGAAGTTAGTTAGTGCCACTACTTACGACTCCTGCCCTTTTTCGACACTTTCTTAGCTGTCTTGGCCGCTTTCTTAAACGCTTTAGCGGTAGGCGCGCCTTTTTCGCCGGGCTTGCGCATCTTTTCGCCAGATCCTGCTTTGATGCGCTCACGCTTTGCATGGATGTTTTTGTACAGTCCCCGCTTACTTGCCGCCATATCGCTTGCCTCGCTTCTTGGCTCTGCACTTACCACTAGCCTTGCAAAGTGATGGTGTGGGACAGCCTGCACAAGGTTTAAATGCTTTATTTGCCACGCTTCTTCCCCTTTCTCTTCTTACCGTAACCACATGCCATTTACTTTCTCCTTGACTTAGTGCCGGAACACTCCCAGCGCTTACGTGAAAGCCTCAGCGGTGAATTAGGATTGGCAGCCGCTTTCGGGTGTTTCTTCATCTGACCAGCAGAGCGCGCGCAATAGGCATCACCCTTCTTGGTTCCGGGCCGTACTCGCGGACCACCATCCTTGGCCTTGCCGGCTTGTCCATACGAGACTTTTCTACCGGATGCCAGTTTCTTTACCTTTGCCTTACCTTTTCTCGGTGTCGCCATATTATATCACCGCTTACAATAGGAATTCAGTTGCGGCTGCTGGATTGTATATTCCGCGCTTTGCCTGAGTACTAAATTTAAGCAATCCTTCTACCATATCCTCAACGATTCCGGTGTATGCCGGGCTATAGCCGCCTAAGAGTCCCTCACGTTCTTCTGGGTCTTTTGACCGCTTGATCGGCAGTACATCGCTGTAGTTATACGCCTCTAAGTCTTTTTGCGGTAGTTGTGCAAGCAAGCCTTCTGCCTCTTGTCCTGCCGCTACGGCTGCCGCTGTGACCACCGGATTGGCGTTTACATTGACACCACGGGCTTCTAACCCACGCAATATGTCTTCCGTAATACGACCTGTGTAAGGCTTCATCTGCAACGCACGTATCTCTTGCGCAGTTGGTTTTTGTGGATCACCTACAGGCTTCTGCTGTCCACCGAACCTCGCATCAGTTAACAGCTCAAAAATGCCTACTTCTTGATCAGTACGCCCTAAGCCTTGACCAGGAACGCCTGCTGGATACGAGGGATGCCCACTAGCCTGCACGACATCCTTGCCTGTAAATATCTCACCAATGTTCTGTATCTGAGCATCGAGTGCATCTGCCTGACCCGGCTCAGTAACCGCTAAACGCGCCTGCCCTATGCTAAGACCGCCTTTATCACGGAACTGCACGTCCATCATGTTCATAAGCTCTTTACGCAAGGTATCTGGCGTATTGCGCCACACCTCAACAGAGCTAGGATCATCGACGCCTTTCCAATCTTTAATCTTCAGCCCAGCGCCTACACGCTTGCCTTGCACCATTGAGCCTACGCTTTCGTAGTCGCGAATAGCCTTGTCGAGCGCCTTCTTCTGCGTTTTATTCATGTTGCTAGACGCGAAACTGAGCATTGTCTCGCCGGTCATGGTAGCGAAATCACCGCCTGTAGGAGCCATGCGGAACGGTAGATAAACAGGGTTGTCGCCTACTTCGGACGCCGCACGCATGATCTGATTTACAACGCCGGGAGCTGACGCCCACACCATGCCGGGATTCTCAAACATGAAGCCCTGACCGCCTTGTAGGTTAATCGGTCTATTAAGAGCTACATCGTCAATGCCAGTCAGCAATCCGCCAGCCTGCGTGCGATCTGACATAGTCGTTACGAATGGACGGCCTTCTAAGTCAGCTAATGGTATGCGAGGTGCATCCTGCGTACCGCGCTCTTCTATCGTAAACGTAGTGTCTCGTAGCTTTTCCTGCTCTTTTACACGAGGATCGAAGCGAGGATCGAACGCCCGGCCAAATGTCTTTACTACGCCAGCCTCTGCCTGTTCTGGTGCCATCAATGCTGTGAGACCCAAAGCCCCCGCTGCGGAACCACCAAGAATGTTAGAGCCTTTGTATTCAGGGTCGAATGCGGCACTTAGCCTAGATCGTATGTTTTGTGGGTTAACTATTGCCGCTATATCAGATGGATCATTAAACAAGGGATCATAGTACGCAGGATCTACTAAATTACGAATTACTACGTCCTTACCTCCAGCGCCTGCTATCGCTCTGTCCACATAATCACTGCGATCGATTCGATCGTTAAATCGATCAACTTTGTCTAAAAATGCAAATTGCTGGTCTTCTGACATTTCATCGAAGTTTGCGGGTATTGGCTTACCACGCTCAACAAAATCCGATTTGATCAATAACGGCATTAAATTTGCGCCTTCGCCTTGCGCATAACCTTTTGCTACAAATGGCATATCAGAAGCAAAAATAGCATCGCCTTCTGATTTACTCAGACCCCTATCGAAATTTAAAACATTTCTATTTGTGCCGTGGTAAAAAACCTGCGGGTCGTAGCCTTGCTCTGCTGCACGCTCCATACGAGAGGCGTAATCCATCGGTAACTCGCCAGACGCGATTCTTTGCGCTACCTCTTCGGGATAGCCTGCTTTAATTAGGTTGCCTAATATGCCAGCCTCTGCCTCTTCAGGTGCAGCCAATAGTCCAGCGCCTACTGCCGCTGTAGCAGCTCCGCCAAGAATGTTAGAGCCTTTGTATTCAGGGTCAAAAGCGGCGAACAGAGAGCGGACGTTGCGAGGGTCGAACGTAGATCGCTCTACTAACGCTCCTGTTACATCTCTGACTTCAGCGCCCGCTTTTCCTGCGTCGAGCAGCTCCTGTGTAAGTTCGCTCGCTACTTCAGGGTTTTGCCGTATTTGATTTGCTAAATTGACTTTATCTGCTAGATCAAATTGCTGGTATTCACCAGCGCGCGTTAATAACGGCATCACATTGGGGCTTGAGTAATCGCCTGCAATGTTTCTTTCTCGTGGTGGAGCCATATTCGCATATGACGATGCAAGTCGCGCTTCTGGCGTTGTGTACACGCCCTGACCAACATAGCCGGGATCTCGCTCCCCTAATAAGCCTTTGCGGAACGCAACGATATCGTCTGACGTTCCATGAAGCTGCACATCAGTAGGGTCGAAGCCCATAGCCTCAGCACGCTGCATGCGAGAGGCTGTGTCCATAGGAAGGTCGCCGGTAGCAATACGCTCAGCTACCTCACGCGGGTAACCGAACTGAACTAATTCATCGACAGCTTTAGTTAATGCAGACAGCAGAGCCATAGAGCCTCCAATGTGAAGCCTCGATTATATCAAACAATACCCTGTAAGTTCCTACGGATAGGCTCACCCCAATCTGAGGTCTTCCTATACCCGATAGCGAGATAGCGGAATGCATCCGCACAGTGTGATGTCCAGTCGTGTAAAGGCCGCTCATTCCAGACCATCATCGTCTCGTTATACTGCCGGCGATACTGCCTGAGACAATCAATACCCTTCTCGCACTTATCTTTGTCGAAGTAACAAAGATCAAGCATCGACCTCACAGCCTGGATGCCATCATCTACGTTGAGCTGCGGAGCGATCTGTACCGGCCTAACACCTAAGTTATCCAGAACCTCAAGTCGTGACCGGCCACTGCCTAGCTCTCTTACTCGTACATCGTGCGGAAGGATGTGCTGGTCATACACGTAGCCTTTCTCTTGCAGAATGCGCGCGTAGTGATCCAAACCCACACCGGCGTTCTCGTAGTAATCAATGAGCCTGACTTCTGGGCCTACAAACTGCGCAAACCAGATAGCCGTAGAGTCGCCTACACCTAAATCCCACGCCGTCACCACGCCCACTGAGCGCTCGTATGGCACACGATCTATCCTGTTCTCGTGTAGGGCGTTAGCCATCTCCTGCGTGTAATACGCGCCTTCTGAGAAGATCCTGAAGTCACCTTCCCATATATGATCATAGACATCTGGGCGTTTTTTGAGGTCTTGTTGGCGTTCTTGTTCGAGTACATCAGGGAACCACGGATTATCCCGCCAGTTCATCTCAACAATCTTGCACTGCTCAGGTGTATTTACTCGGAACCTAGCGTGAGTAGCAGAGTGTTTGTTCTCAGGGTTCCACGTAACCCATATCTCAGAGTCGTCTTCCCGAACAGTAGGGATAAGCTTTTGCCAAGCTGTCTCAGTAACCGTTTCTGCCTCGTCTACCCAGCACAGAAGGATGCGGGCCTTAGACTTAATGCTATCGAGGTTCCTACGCAGGCCGGCAAAGACGTAAGTAATGCGGCCATCCTTAGACCGGATGTACTTCTCACCTATCTCGTAGTAATCATCTAAACATGGGACAGAGCGTATAGCTGACTTCACCTCTTCCATAGAGGATTCATCGAGAGAGTTTAGGTGTTCACGAGCACAGAGTATCTGACCTTGCTTGCCTGCTACGCCCCAACGCATGCCCCACACGGCAGTCATTAAAGCGAATGAGCGAGTCTTAGCGCTTCCCCGGCCACCGTATGAGCAACGGTATCTAGCCTCACCTGTAAAGAGGTCGGCTAGTTTAGGCGGTAGTTCAATCGAGACCTTTTGCGACAAGTTCAATCACCATTGGTGGAGTCATGGAACCATCGCTACTAGAGAGATCAGCGTCAACTTGCTTGAGGTCAGGTAGCGTCTTTGCGAGCATCTTAAGCCTTAGTTCGGCCTGAGTCTTCTTCTGCTGCACCTTGGCTGCGAAGTGCTCGTCTTTTTCAGGGTCCAGATCACCGATTTGATCAATTAAATCAAATATATACTCTGCCTTACCCCTGATGCTTAATGCGCGTCTGTTCTCTTCATCCTTAACAGCGCGAATCTTGTGCCGCCTAGTTGTTGCCACTGTTTCATTCCTCGTCTGGGTGCGGTATTGAGTCGGCCCAGTACAGCCCCATGCTGTGTCCTGCTCGTATCTCACCGTCCATAATGTCAGTAGCAGTAAGAGGCCACGACTCGACTGTCATATCGTCGAACGCGACCAATACGGTTTTTTCTTCTGCGGGCATGTTGCCTTGTTCGATAACACGCCACTCTATCGTAACCACTTGCAGCATTGCCCCCGCCTCACTGCTAATGACCCTGATATTTTACTCTATTCAGCGACCTCTTCAACATATTGTGGATTAGGTGTGTATATCGACTCACCATATAGATCAAACTGCCGCAGATACTTCCTCATGGTGTCGTAGTGAACACCGTATGCCTGTGACAACGACCACGCGTCTACACCTCGATCATAAAGCCTCTTGGCCTCCGACATATCTTCCTTCGATATCTTCACACTGCACCCCCAGGTTTTTGTAATCAGGCCACAAACCCTTACAAACCATTTCGTAGTAAAAAGCTTCTGCGGCCAACTCATCTTCGTAGTCGTTACGCCCCACTAAACCCAAAAGAAATACCACCAAAATAATAGCAGTGATAATAACTGCCCAACTATCTGTTGAAAGCTCTTTCATTTTTCTGCCTCTTTTATTGCCCTGCCAATCAACTCTGGTATTTGCCCCCAGCAAAAGGCCGCTTATGCGACTTGCTCCCACTTCGCCTCTGCCTCTGCATATGCAGCCTCGTAGGCCTTGCTGCCGCGACGACCTGCAGTCTTAGCGATAATCTCTAGCATAATTGTCACACCGCGACCTGATGGCAGGCGACCATCACGCAAGCCTTGCGCTACGTCTTTAGCAAAGTTGCCATATGCTTCACCTAAACCATCGATAAAAAAGCCATATCGCTTCTGGTTAGCGATACGCTGCTGCTGACGCTCTTCCTCTGCGCGCTGCTGTGCTATCTCTGCATCAGTAAGGCCGCCATTGCGCTCACGCTCTGCCGCAAGCCTAGCCTGCAACTTAGCCTCACGAGCAAGGCGCTCCTGATCGCGCTTAGCCTCTGCACGCGCACGTCGAAGCTCACGCTGACGTTGGCGCTCTGCGGCCTCAGCATCAGACAGGTTAAGGACATTGCCCACCTTGGAGATACACGAGCTACCTACACAATACTTGTCGCCCTTAACGTCACGCAGTATGTAGTGATGCTCAATCGCCGTGCCACAGTGATCGCAACCAAAGTGACAAAACTTAGGCTTGGCTTGCATCTGCAGGTTATAAGCCGATGGGTTTTGCTCTAGTAATGAGCGAGAAGGCGCAGACCACACACCAATAAAACGAAATGGCGCTTCGCCAAACTGAAAATTTTTATGTACACACTTAGTCATAGCCGATTCTCCCGTTAATGTCGGGACATCCCCGACACAGTTAAGATAACAAAGGATGTTATAGTGTACAAATGTTTCAGGCGTGTTTTGCCTGTTTTGTCACTTTCTTTGAGGGGCAATAGTCTGGGGTGCGTCACCCTGTAGGTGCTCGCTTCGTTATCGAGCTGGGTAGTGTTTTGCCATCTCGAGTGCTCGCGCGTTTTCCAGCTTGTTGATAGCACACAGATCGAGATACTCAGACTCTGTGAGTCCTTTCAGACGCCCAACAAGAACACACACTGCTTGCAGGTTCTCGATGTGCTTGTAGCCGTTGCGAGTACAAAACATGGCACGCTTTACTGTCGCACACATAGTCACCTCCCATAAAGGCAGCTCTATTATACTACAGTTTATGTTATGGCTCTAAGCCAGCCAGGCGTTGCTCTTGCTCTTTGATCCGCTTCTTGTAATCAGCAATCAAGTCTTCTAGCTCTAGCGCTGTAAACTTGCGAGGTTGGTGCTTTGAGGCAATTAGCTCACGCATTGCGTCAAGACCGTAGGTGTCGATCATAAAAACCGAGTAACTATCAAGGTTGCCGTTGTTAAACCCATTGCAGCCTTTGCATTGCGGGTGGATGTTTTCTTCTACTAACAACGTG